GATGGGCGGTGACGACATGGGCGACGGCGACGGTTTTGGTCCCGAAGAAGGTGGCGATGCTATCGAAATGGACGACAATGCCGAAATGGAAGGCCAAGGCATGTATGAAAACGTGACATTAAAAGCGGCACCAAAGCCAGTGACATCAGAAGAAGGCAGTGTTAACAAGAAGTCAGTTGCACCAGCAAACGCCGGCGCAAAAGGCCCAATTGGCAACACAGTCAAGCCAGTTCACACCGGTGCAAGCGAAGGCGGCAACCACGACGGTAATGGCAACAGAAATGCTACCAAAGAGTTGATTGGCCGAGTTGGCAACACACCTGCACAAGGCACACAAAACTTGAAGCCAGCACAAAAACCACATTTGGGACAAGCCAGCGGTGTCAACACCAAAAGCCCAGTTGCAAAAGGCTAATTGATTAGATGAAAACTCTAAGAGAACAACTTACCTTTAATCAGGCCAATATCCAGGTTCTAGAAGAATCTGGACCAGATGGTCACGGTAAGCATCTCTATTTGAAAGGTATTTGCATTGAAGGCAACAAACGCAATGCAAATGACCGTGTCTACCCCATGCATGAAATCAGCAAAGCAGTAAACACTATTAATCAACAGATTAAAGAAGGCAATTCAGTACTAGGCGAAGTAGATCATCCCGATGATCTCAAAATTAATCTAGACCGAGTTTGCCACTCAGTTGAAGGCATGTGGATGGAAGGTGATACCGGATGTGGCAAATTAAAGATTCTCCCTACTCCCATGGGTGAATTGATTAAAACATTAGTCACATCAGGAATTAAACTCGGAGTATCAAGCCGCGGAAGCGGCAACGTAGACGACAGAACAGGACATGTTAGTGACTTTGAAATAGTCACAATAGATGTAGTTGCCCAACCCAGTGCCCCTAACGCTTATCCCAAAGCAATATATGAAGGTCTCATGAACATGAAGTACGGTCATAGATTGCTAGAAGTAGCAAAAGAATCTGGTACGGACAATAGAGTGCAGAGATATCTCCGTGATGAAGTGAAAAAGCTCATCAGAGATCTCAAAATATAAGGAGAATCTAATAATGTTAGATAGTTTAAAACCATTGCTAGATAGTGACCTGATCACCGAGGAAACTCGTACAGAGATTACCGAAGCTTGGGAAGCCAAGCTAAGTGAAGCTCGTGAACAGGCTCGTGCAGAACTCAGAGAAGAGTTTGCACAACGCTATGAGCATGACAAGTCAGTAATGGTGGAAGCCTTAGACAAAATGGTAACAGACGGTTTGACCGCAGAAATCGCAAATGTGCAAGCTGAAAAGCGTACTATTGCTGAGGACCGCGTTCGTTTCCAACACAAGATCAAAGAGTCAGCACAAAAGTTTAACAGCTTCATGGTGACAAAACTTGCAGAAGAAATTGGCGAATTGCGCAGAGATCGTAAAATGCACAGTGAAGGACTTGAGAAACTCGAGAACTTCATGGTACATGCATTGGCACATGAGATTCAAGAATTTGCCGCTGACAAGCGCGACGTAGTGGAAACAAAAGTCCGCTTGGTCCGTGAAGCACGTGGTAAACTTGAATCACTCAAAGCACGTTTTGTAAAAGAATCTGCTGAGAAAATGAGTCAGGCTGTTAGCCGTCACTTGAAGGCCGAACTTACACAATTGCAAGAAGACATCAAGGTTGCTCGCGAGAACAATTTTGGACGTCGTATCTTTGAAGCATACGCAAGTGAATTTGGTGCTACTCATCTCAATGAGAAAGCCGAAGTTCGCAAGTTGTATTCAGCATTGGCACAACGTGAACAGCAATTGTCGGAAGCCATCAAACTCGCACAACGAGCCAAAGTCGTTGTGGAGTCCAAAGAACGTGAAATACGTATAATCAAAGAATCCAACGAGCGTGACAGCACGATGGAAATGTTGCTTGCTCCTCTCAACCGAGAGAAGCAAGATGTTATGCGTAATTTACTCGAAAGCGTACAAACATCCCGTTTGAAAAACGCCTTCGAAAAGTATCTACCAG